TGTGCAGTCATTACTAATGGTAAAGGTAATCCCTTATCTCTTGCTATTCCTACTAATTGTTTTGCATCTTTTGATTTAGCTCCGATTGCAAGTCTACCTAATTTACCAAAGCCTTTTGTAATAAAAGGTGTTAATGTTGCAGCTCCAGCATTCCAAGCTAAGGCTGTAAACATAGCATCAGAAGCATTAGCTAACATATTTGTATTTACTTCTTTTGGATTCATGTTTTCCATGTCAGAGGCTATTGCATCCATGACTGCAACACCAGCAGTTTCATTTAATGCATCATAGGTTACAGATCCTACTCCAGCTCCTGCTGTGCCTCCTAACACAGATTTTATTTCTGTTCTTCCTAATGGACTTGCAAGAACTCTACCTACTGTAGGATCAGCTACTTTTGCTAATAGTTTGACAGCTCCACCTAACAATTTAAACCTTCCTGGTAATCTTGCAGTTAATTTATCTGCAAAGTTATTAAAAATTTTTGATCTTGGAAAAAGTCCAGTATCTTTGTTACCAGGTATTTTAGATTTAGCAGCACTAAAAATCTTTTTTCTATCTGCCACGTATGGATAAATCGATCCAATTAAATCACCAGCTAATATGGCTGAGTTTCTACCTTTTATTGCAGAGTCATCTTTTTGTAATTTTACACCAATAGGATCAAGAGATGCAGCATCCATCGTAGCTACGTCTCTAGCTGCCCCTTTTCTTTGAGCTATAAGTTGTGATGTTGTAGGCCCTTTTAAAAATCCTTGTTGAATAGCGGAATCAATAGCTCTTCTTTGTTGTGGTGTTAATTTACCAGGATCAAATGTTTTATCATCTAATTGTTTTTGTATTTCTGCTAAAGTTGCCATTAGATATCCTTAATAATTTCATTTATCTCATCTAGCCCTAAAGCTTCACCTAATTTTTGTTCTAATCCTTCTTGTCCTTCAAACTCAATAAAATCTTTTAAAGCTCTTAAATCTTTTAGAGTGCTGTCTAAACCACCAGATGCTTTAAATAATTTTTCTTGTCTTCTAATATCTGCTCGTAGGCCTCTTGCAATTGCTCTAATAGAAGCTTGAACGTCCGCACCAGAACGTGTTAATGAGAAGATATTAACAATTTCTCTAGCAGCATTAATATCTCTTTGTGTTAATCTGTCTTGATCTTTGAATGTATTAGCAAGTGCGTATACAAGTTTTGTTTCATACACAGCCAATGCTTCTTGGTCTTCTCTACTTAAACCAGAGTAGAATCCTTTTGTTCCTGAAGCCTCTTTTAATCTTTTCTTAGCTTCGGCTAATAAGCCTTTGTCATCATCGAAGTTACCTATTGTTATAGCTTTTTTATCTGCATCGTATTGATCTTGTGATATTTCACCAGCAGCTAAAGCTCTATCTAAAGCTTTTAATTCATCATTTGCTAAGGTTCGTAGTTCAGTTAATTCTGCATCTAAATCTTTGATTGTTTCTCCGCCAAATAATTCTTTTCCAACTCCTGTAAGTCTTCTTGTAAATTGGTCAATGACTAATCCTGCTCCGGCTTTTACAGGTTTTCCTGTTTGATCTGTTTGCCCTAGAATACTTAAAACTTTATTAGTTGTAGATAATGCATCATATCTATTTCCTAAAATGTCTTGGATATCAAATAATCTGTCATTAATTTGTTTTTGTTCAAAGAAGTTTTCAAATCTTCATATAGTTTTACCTGTACTATCTTTTATCAGTCCACCTTGTGAGACTGGAACAAAGACTTCTTGATTACCTAATACTCCTGCTGGTATAGTAACCGTGCCATCTTTTCTTTGGAATCCCATAATATTACTTAAATCACCATTAGGTAATCTTATCTGAATTACTCCTCTAGATTGTTCTGGATTTGCAATATTAGCACCTTCATTTAAAAATTTCATATGATCCATTGCAGCAACCAAAGATGCTTCTCTAGCACTTTGTCTTAGTTCACCTTCTTTTAATTTAATTGTTGCATAATTATTTACAGCTGGTCCTAAAGCTTGTCCCAAAACTTCTAAGGCACCTCCGATTCCTTCTTTTCTAGTAGTGCCTGTTAATAAACCTGATGCTAAATTTGCTAAAAATACTAGATTGGCCTGTGAGCCTCGACCCTCTGTAAGTTCATTAAAATATTGTCTACTTAATTTTAATGTTTTGTTAAAATCAGAATCGCCTGATGAGCCGCCTCTATTTATTATATTAGTACCATTCGCTGATGGATTGTTATTACTACCTGTGTCTTTCTCAACTTCAGCTCTCGCTATTGCACTTGAGCTGTCTCCACCTCTTCCACTATCTACATCAGGTGTATCTGGTGGTGGTACAGGGCCAATACTATTTTCTTGTATTTTATTTAAATCTGCAGTGTCACCAACAGATGCAAACTTTTCATTTACTAATTCATCACCCTCTTGTTTTAATTCTTCAACGCTCTTCCCACGTCCGGTTACTCTTCCAGAACCTGGATTTGGTTCACCTGGTTTTGGACTTACTTTAACTTGAACTGGTTTAGGTGGTCTTGGTACAAATTTTCCAAAAAGATCTTGATCACTTAAACCCTCACTCATGTAATCAAAAGCTTTTATTCTATTTGTTTTGAAAAATGTTTCTCTTTCTTCAGGAGACATTGCATTTATTTCTTTTCTAAGTTTTATTCCTGCTTCTACTCTGTTTTTAGCTGCCATTAACGTTCCAATACCTATTGCAGCAGGTAAAAAACCAACTGATGATAATGCAGGCATTAGTTTAGTAGCCCCCATTGCCCCTGCTATTTGAAATACTGGTTTGTAGGGTGAATCTTTCATACCCATTGCATCTGCTACTACTCCTGTGCCCTCATAACCTAAATAAGCAGGTATGTTAGCAAGACTTGAAACAAATCTAACAGGTCTACTACGTGCAAAGTTTTGTAACCCAGTTGGTTTAGGTGGTCCAAATCTTTCTAGGTTAACTGGTGAAAAAGTACCTTGGCCTGGAACAACAGCGGGAACTCCTGGCGGACTATATGGTTGTCCAACCATTATACCTGTTTGCGCTCTAATAGGTTCTAAGTGGCCCTTCTTAAGTGCCTCTTGTTTGAACATAGGTCTATTTAATACTTTATTCATAAATTACCTACTGATTTTGGTTTGCGCCTGTGTAAGCTGCGAACGCTCCTATTCCTGTACCAACTGCTTGTGCAAAAGGACTTGTCGATGGTGTAGTACCCATTGTAACACCAGATTGTGATTTAGGACCTTGAGCATATAAGTTAGCTAAAAATTCAGCTCTTTGATAAGGTTCATAAAGTTGTTGTAATTGTGATTGTCTTTGTGCATCCATAGTTGCTTGAGCCAATTGTCTTTGTAAACCACCAGCAGCCATGAGTTGTTGTAAATCAGCTTGAGACATACGTTGTTGTTGAGCACCTAGGGCACCTAATTGTTGACCAGCTGCTAAACCAATTTGTTGTTGTCTTTGTGCACCACCCAAAGCTGTTTGAAAACCTTGCGCTAATGATCTTCCAATATTACTTAATGTTCTGCCTTGAAGTTCAGCTTGTTGAACACCTTCTCGTCCACCACCAAATGCACCTGCTCCAATAGCTTGTGCACCTAATTTGTTTTGCATCATTTGACCTTGTCTTGCAATTTCATCAGTAACATATGATTGATAAGGATTTAAAAATTGCGCAATGTTTGGACCTGCTGCAGCACCTTGTATTGCTGCTATCCCTTGATTAACTGCACCAGAACCAACACCTGTTGTTCCTGCTTGTGTTATTCCTTGTTGTTCTAAATTTGATAATTGAGCAACATTTAAATCTGGTAATTTGATTGGTTGATCCGCTACCTGTCTAGCGATATCCATCAACTCTATTTTACGTTCTTCTATGCCTGGTGCTTCTCTTACAATTGATGTTTGCACTGCTGGTGTTGATGGTTGTGATGATCTACCTCCGCCTCCAAAAAAACTCATATTATATCCATTTCTCTAGTTGTACGTGTTTCTTTTTCCAACCCCATTGTTTTGATACTCTCTCCCAACCGGGTCTCGCCATTATACTTAGTCTTTTACAATCATTATGTTTTGCAAAATTTGTTATTTCGTTTACTAAATTAGTTTCCCATAATTCTCTTCTCTTACCTGTACAAATTATAATTTCGTATTGAGAATAATTTGGTAATGTCGCTATTCTTCCTATACATACACCAAAAACTTTATTCTCTTCTGATTCATCAGAACCAAACATAACCCAACATTGCATTACATCTTTTTTTAATTCTCTAAATACCCATTCAGCATCTGCATATTTACCTGAAAAGGTTAATGCTTCTGCTACCATGAATTCCATCAATGGCCAAAATCTATCTATGTCTTTTGGCTCAATAGGTAAAACACTAACTAGTGGTTTAATTTTCTTTTTGTTTACTGTCGCCATTTGCTTCCTTCAATAAATCAAAGACACGTTTGTATCTTTTTTGTTGTTCATAGAAGTATTGGGCACCTTTTTCTCTCATGTCTTTCATGCTATTTGGATTTGCTCCAGCTATGATACCAGCACCTAATACTCCATCTGCTCTTGTTACAAACTCTCCGTCTGCTAATTGAGCTAACATTGTATCCTCGTCCTTGTCACCAACTCCTGCTCCGTCTTCAACATAACCTGCTGCTCTAACATAATTAGTAGCATCGTTTTCATCGTGAGTCATTTTTGATGGAAGATAGTTTACACCACCTTCGTTATAATTTATGGCAGCTATACCACCATCTCTTAATCTTTGTACTGGCATTGAGTATGCCCCGATTCTTCTGTCACCTATTCCTTGTTCTTCTGGTTTGTAAATAGATTGATATTCTTTTTCTGATCCGGTAGTCGGGTCAATGTATTTATAATTACCTCTTTGTCTAGCTAGTTCTAAATAACTCATATTATATCCTGGTGTATAAATATCTACTGGTGCAGGATCAAAAGCACCACCAAGATAAGTAGCTGCTGCAATTGCTGTAGAAACTTTTCCTGGACTAAATTGACCATCGGTTTTTAAAATATCTAATAAACCACCACCAGTTGTAGTTGAGCCTGGATCTGCTGAAGGTAATGCTGTTCCAGTTGGAAAATTAAAAGGTGCACTTGGGTTTCTTCCTGCATTGGCAGGTGTAGGTAATTGATATGCTTGTGGTATTGGTTTTTTAAATCCTGGAATAGTGTTTAAAAAAGCTGGTTGTTGAAATCCTGCATTTGCTGCAAAGCCACCAACTTGTCCTAAGTTATATCCAGTATAAGCTCCTGCTGCAGTTCCAAATAATCTACCTAGTCCTGATGCCCCTGCATCCTTGGCACTTCTGTAACCTTGATATCCTCCGTAGGCAGCTAAAGCGTAAGGTAGTAGTTGTAACATTTATATAAATTCTCCTTTTAGATCTAAGTATAGAATAATAGCATTTTACTTGATTGTGATCAACTCATCAGCAAATTTACCTGTATATTGGTGTTCGCCTACGTGAGTTATTTCATCAAGCACATAGGCATGACATTTGCCTCCTATGTCCTTCCAAAGCCTACAAAAGCCAAAATCTTCACCTAAATATGTCTTATCTACAGGGTCATGTATTGTATCAAAAAAGTTCCACATATTCTTTTTTAGAACCAGTTTACTGTTTATAACCGTGCTTTGTCTAATTTCTTTCTGTGGATATGCTTTGACCATTTTTTCAAATACAGATCTTTTAATCAACATAGCTCCTGTTGGACTATGTGTAACTTCGATTACACCATTATTTATTTGTATATCTTTTCTGTTAGGTACTTTCATAGGGTAAGTATTACCAGCTTGAGCTAATTGTTGTGGTGTTTTTATGTCTCCTTTTTTTACTTGCTCTAATGATTTATCCCAAAGAAAAGCTTTAAGGGGATAGGGTACAGAAATAACATCTTTATCAGCCTTAATCATTTTAAATATGGTTGTGGCATCTAAGTATATATCAGAATCAATAAACATTAAGTGTGTAGCCTTTGAATCTAAGAAAGCAGAAACACATAAGTTACGACCTTGAGTAACTAAAGATGATTTAATCAATGAAAATTCAATAGGTATGTTTCGTTTGTGACATGCTTTTGTTAAGCTAATTATGGCATTCACATAATGCATTGAAACTTCTGAATGACAAGGAGTGCCTACAAATAAATGTATATCCCCCTTTTCATCAGTTGGATTATTTAGTTCTTTAATAGTTTGATATGTGTCTTCGTTTGCATATACTTTGTGTTGTTCATTTGGCTTTTCTTTCCAAATAGGTTTTCTTACCTCATCGTGGTCATAACCTTGTGGATTGTCGTTCATGCAGAGCTCCTTTCAAAAATGTCTCCCACTCTTTTCCTTTTTTATCCCAAGAATAAAATCTTTGTGCAAACTTTTGTTGTTCTTCAATATGTTGTTGTATGTAGTCTTCATGTAAACTATTACAGGCCATATCAATAGCGTGTGCAAATCTTTGTGCTAAGGCCTCTAAATTATTTGTATAATTTACATATATAGGCCACTCAGAACAAGTTTCAAATAGTGCACCAAAATTAGTTGTAATTAAATATAATCCTGAACTCATAGCTTCAAGAGCACCGATACCAAAAGTTTCTTCAAACACACTTGGATGTGTCCACATCTGATAATCAGTTATATTTTCTAATATATACTCGTGTGGTTTGTACCCCATGTAATTTACATTACTTAAATATTTTGCTTGATCAAAAAGAGGTTTGTATAGATGTTCATTTTCTTTGTGGAACTCTTCACCATAGATCTTAGTGCTTGAATAAACATCTAATGTAACATTAGGTGTCTTAATATATTGCATTGCACCTAGAATAACACTCAACCCTCTCCAAGGTGTTGAATGGTATAACAACTTTATAGGATCACCTTTTTTATAAATTTTTCTTTTAGGAAAATGATAACATCCATTTTTGATTACCATACTTCTCTCAGTTGGTATTTTAAAATAGTGTCTAAACTTTTCATAGTTCCAATGTGAATTAAATACATACCAATCATATTCTGTGTGTCTGCTTTGGTTACTAAAAAAATCAAAAAGATTAGGTTGATCGTAAGAATTTTTTTGCCAGAGAATATTTAATTTATCTGGATGCAGTGGCACTTTACCAGGAATAGAAGTACATATCTGGACTTGGTCTAATAAAGAATTATCACAATTCTTATACAACATTTCAAGTTGTAGTTCGGTTCCGCCTCGTGGTTGCATTATTCCTTAGTGCTACCAAACAGAGTAAGTTTTGCAACTGTAATTTCTACATGTTGAGAAAAGTCATCTTCAGTCGTATCAGTATTTGGATCTGCTACGTCTGCATCAAAAGCAGCTTTAGTTTCATAAACTTGACCTGTCTTTTTGTTTTTAATGACTTCCTTAGCTTCTGCTGGTATTCTTGGTAAGTCTTCGTTACTCATTATTATCTCCCTTGTTTATTGTATTTCTTATACGACCTTTTTTCATTTTTGTTAAGTCTTTTTTTATGACGACCAGGACGTTTCCTAGGTTTTGGTCTTGGTACGAAATTTACAAATTTACGCTTTGCCATATTTATAAAATATATTTAAGGTATGTCGTCCAGAGCTTGGTCCTAATGCTTGTAAATCAGTGTGCAAGTTATTTTTACCATCAAAAAATATTGCTCTGTTTTCAACAAAACCTATATACGTGTTTAAATTATTTTTGTGATAAAATCCAGTCCCATTGTAAACTACTTCTCCACCTCTTAAATATAAGATAAAATTAAAGTCTCCATCATGGTCTGTATGAGCCATCACTTTTTCTTTATTATGCCTCCAATGAAAACATGCCATATCTATTTTTAATTTAAGATTTGGGAAAAATTGTCTTTTTATTTTTTTAAATAGCCATTTATTTTTTAATGTTCGTGGAAAAGTATGTCTAAAACCATATGGCCCATCATCATTACTCATAGCCTGATAATCTATTTTAGTAAGATTATTAGTTATTATTTTAAATTCGTCCTCATCCAAAAAATTATCTTTAATTTGTATTGTTGGAATCATTTAACCATTTTGTTGCGATCTATCTAATAAGGCGTATGAAACTATACCTTGTATTTCATTTGCAGTCCCTGCAGCCATTTTTAAAACATCGCCAGCTTCAAGCACTAGTGTATGGTTAACAATATCTTTTGTTGCAGACCCTGTTACTGATTCATTAAATATTCTAAACGTAGAGGTTGCAGATGTGTCTGTTACTAAAACACTTAAATTAACTCCACTACCAGAACCATTGTTTATTTGTATTTGTTTAATAAGAACAGTTGCATTAGTTGGACAAGTAAGAACACTTGTAACATCTGTAGTTGTTAAATTTATACCTTCGTTTTTATATTGTATTGTCATGCTATAAACCAATTAAAGCTATCTTGTTCTTCTTTCAAGTCATTTTGGAAAGAAAAATTAAGTTGATTTTTTAACGTATCTAATGCCTCAATAATTTGTCTTTGATTAGATGGTTCATATGTTTGTTTAGGTTCAGGTACATTAATATTAACTTTAGCCATTATCTATCCCTTGCAAAACTTTGTTGTGCATCTGAGTATGTAGTTGAGGCTGGTGCTGTACGTTGTCCGCCTCCTCTACCAGCATCTTGTGGTGTTGGAGTGGTTGATCCAAATTCTCCTGCATCCATTCTTCGTTGTAGGTCTCTAGTTGATTCTCTGTTTATTACACTTTGCATACCTCTATTTGCTATTTTATTTTTTACAGCAGCTAAACCTGTAAAACCCAAAACAGGTGGGGCAACAGATTGTAATAATCCTCCAAACACAGGTACTTGTGATGCAAATCCTAATTGCTCTATACCTACTTTTCTTGCTGCAGCTTCTAACGCTTTGTTTTTAATTACATTACCTATTGCAGCTTTAGCCATATCTCCCATACCCATTTGGCCATCTTGTGGGGCTAAGTTCATTTCATTTGCAACTGATGAAATACCGGTGCCCATAGAGGGTTGATAATTTTGAAAGTTCTCTCGTGCTTGTAACTCAGCTATCTGTTGTTGAATTTGTTCTTCAATAGGGTCCATTATCTTTGTCCATCTGGTTGTATGTCAGCTCTAAAAGTTCCGTATCTCCAACTTTCATCTGTTGATGTGTTTTCTACTTTCAAACTAGCAAATCTAGTTCTTGCTCTTGTATCTACTTTATCTGTGCTGCTATCTATTGTAAAGGGTCCTAATGGTGATGATGTTGCGGTGTCCGTTGGAAAGTCTTTCAGATTAAGCGTTATCTTGGCATTACCAGATATTAATTTAAAATCTGGCACAAACCTTCTCATGGACATAAAGAATTGACCATTACCTTCTACATCTAAATCAAAAGACCCAGATTGAATAAAAGCAGGTATGGCTGTTTTGTTACCTAAATTATCTACTTGGTTATTACCTACTTCATGAGCATAATATAAACTTGATCCGTTTGCATCTGTTACACCTTGTATTGTTGGAAATGTAGGAGTGCCAGTGATATCAAATTCTGTAGCATAAGGCACATCAAACAATGTAGCGTCAAACCATGTAGTCCTTGCTAACGTACCTGTAGTCCAAGTGTTTTCATCATAGTTATAAGTAACAACTCTATCAACTTCTGTTGATCCTTTTTTTGGATAGAACCAATTTATTTCAGAATATAAATTATTAAGACCTGCATTTACTAATTCACCATCTGTATAATTAATACCCAAATTATCTCCCTTATCTGTAAATACAAAATCCTCTACTAAACAAGGTAAGCTTTTCACAGTCCCGTCAAATACAAAGAAGCCTCCAGCTTGTCCCATCCAATAAACTGCACCATCAATATACTTAATACTATTTTGACCTATAGCTCCACAATTAGATCCGACTTGTCTTAGTGAGAAAGTAAAAGGTGGACCAACGAATTGCATCATGTAAGCTGAAGTATCTGTAAGTATTAATATATAATCTTTACCTTTTGCTGCACCGATTATTCTTGTTCCAGAATCTAATCTTAGAGTTCCAGAAGTGTTAGTAGAAGTTGGTGTGTAATCAGTAAGATTCTCTTGATCAGAAAATCTTACAAACATTTTATCTTGTGTTCCAGCTGTACCAATTGTTGTCTCTGTTCCTAAAATTACTAAGTGTCGATCTCTTTCAGACACAATAGATAACACTGATTTTGTAGGTGCGTTTGTTACAACAGTCGCTCTTGTTTGTAAAGCTGCAGTGTTAGAAGCTATTGGATCCCAAGAAAAAGTTCTACCATTTTTGACTGTAGCTATGAGCACTTGTCCAAAATTATCTAATGACCAACCTGCAGGGTCAAGTATTACATTACTTGTTAAAGATCTCTCACCCCAAGCTGTGAAAAATTCTACAGAAGCTCCACTCGAATGCGCTGATCTAGTACCTGCAACATCTCTAGTTATGCCTGTTAGATCATTTGATGATATGCCAGTATATGAAATAAATTCAGCTCCAACTTTTATAACTCCACTTGTAGGAAAACTTGTTGTGGAAGTTAGAGTAATGCTAGTACCAGATCCTCCTGTACCCGCAGTGTCATCATTAAGTGATCCGTTAAGTGTATTTGTAACTCCCGATGCACCACCAAATGTAGAAGTGCCCCATCCGTATCCACCTGTAGAAGATGTTGGACCTACGGTTTCGTAAGGGTTGATAGTTGCAGATCCACTAGCAGACACACTTGTTCCGGCATTGGTAGCCATCGTGATTGTGAAAGAATCATTATCAGGAACTGTTACAACTTGAAATGTATTATCTGTAAAATTAGCAGCGGTATATCCAGCACCTGAGGGTGGGGTCACAGATGTGAAAGTAAATAAATCTCCTACAGCTAAACCATGATTTGTTTTATTGACTGTAACGGTCGGCGATGTGTTGACAGTAGTAAAGGTTACACCTGTAATTGCAGTGCCTAATGGGGTGATGTCATAAAACTCTTCACCATAATAAACTATCAAAGCTTTGGTAGTTCCTAAAACTGCATAAATATTACCATCTAAATCAGCATAAACGTGTTGTGCTCTTACAGCTCCAACAAGACTATTGGCTGTAAGTTGTTCCCAACCACCTATTTTTTCTGGTAACCCGTATCTAAATCTTACATTATCCCCATCAACCCACTGACCCTCTGCTCCAACATCAGTGACTTGCTTATTAAATCCAGGTCTTATAACTACGTTTGTTAATGGCATAGGGAATTATAGCACATTTATTTCACTTCATAAATATCTGGACTGATATTCTAGGCATAATAGGACTTAATACAGGATTTACTTTGTGATCTAATGGCGATTTAACTATGACTAATGAGTTTCCGGTAACCGGTATAAACCCATGAGCTGCCTTATCAGCGAACATAAACTCACCTCCCCATTGTGTAGGCCACTTGTGATTTATGTAATATGTTGCACCATACTCCCAACCACGATCATCATGCCAGTTTATGCCAGATCCTTTCTTCATGTAATGAATGATTGTAGACATTCGTTCTAGATTAGGTATTTGAAAAAATGCGTTATGTCTTACTAATAACTTTAATTTGTCAAAAGGTTGATAATTACTTACCTCAGTTCGTAGGGGAGGATTAATATTATCTGTTAAGGAGTCGCCCCAAATACCTTTTGCGCTATGTAAATTTATCTGTTCACGTTCCTTGATTATAGCATCATGTATACCTTTATACATTTCATAATCTAAGAAATCGATTATCCACCATAACTTATTTGGGATTGTGTATAATAGTTTCATTTCTTGGTAGATCTAACTTTATATTTTAAACCATCTTTCGGATTAAATTTATAATTTTTTTCTAAGACATCTCTAAACGTGTTTAGGTTTTGTACTATCGATTGTGGTAAACATTGTAAGAAACAATTGGTACTATATCTAACTCCTTTTTTTATAGGTTTGACTTCATGTACCCAGAAGTAATCAGCAGGCCAAATCAAAGCATCTCCTCTTTTAAGTTTGATTGTTTTCTTGTTTTTAAAAAAACCAAACTCACCACCTTCGTAATCATCATTTAAATTAAATGTACAAGAGCCATAGACATAAGGATCATGATCAGTATGTGGGTGAATCTTAGCACCTTTTTCATACTTCATTAATCTCAATTTGTGTGAATACAATAATTGTTTTTTCCATAAAACATGAAACATATTAAATT